GGCTCCAAACCAACTAATAGTATTACAACAGACACCAAGTCAGAATAATTTTAGGCTCAACAATTTGTTTAGTCGGGGTAGCCCGACTCTCCTTGAGACTGCTAGCATAAGCTATCGCCGTTAGATTCTGGAGTATACGTAGATGTAACAGTCTACGGAACACCGACAGGGCTCTCGTTATGTGTGCGAACCCTGAATGAGTCTATATCTAATTCTATCTTGAGGATATAGAACATGCGTTGCTGAAGTTAAACTGATTAGATTCAGATTGAAGCTTCAACTACAGTCCCAACTAGTTTTAAACTAGACCTTACAGAGCAACCGGTGGCGTTAGGTAGCAAACAAGGCTAACTCTAACGGGGAACAGATGGCAAGGCGAGAGGCCGCAAGGAATCTTAACCAGTGGTAGTGCTTTACAGCACTACCATGGCTACAAGACTGCAATGATTTATAAACCCCAAAGATAATTAATCAATATGATACCGAACGAGTACCACGAGTGAGTGTATCAGTTGTCTGAAAGACAACTTTATATTGGTTATTAAAAATATGGCAATTGAGATTTTTTAGTAACTTCCATGTGTTCTTCTATTAAAGAACTTATTTCTTTTCTTTCTTCATATGACATATTTAAAATATCGGTATAAGAGGCACCACCTCTCATATGCCAGGACATATTAAGCGCAGATTTTTTAATGGCTGCGCATTCTTTTTCCATGTTTTCAATTAGCTGCCGAACATCCTCAGGACCAGAATGTAAGAGCCTTAACCGAAAAAATCCGATACATTTAATGTGAAAGGTTGTTTATATTCATGATTACAACTAATGCATTTTACGTCTAATGGTTTAATTTCAGTTGACGATTTTAACTTAGTATGATAATCTCTAATAGATACGTACATGTTTTTATCACAGTTTTGCAGGAACTCTTTTATATGATCTACGTTATCTACCCTAACATCATTGGTTTCTATGTACTGTATAGTTTTTGCTATAAGGTTCATAGTAACTTCTGTTACTGATATCAAAGCATCTTTTGTTTTTTCAACTTTATCTTTTTCATCAGCTATTTGTTTAAGATTTGCAAACATTCTTTGAACTTCAAATTGCGCTAATCCAGCTTCATTTACTTCACTATACGTAAGTGGTCCAAACTTTATTTTAAGCTCACCCACTTCTAACGCAATTGAATAATCAGGAGAAGTTAATGTAGATAAAATTGCTACTAAATTTATTTTATACGTAGATTGATCTTTACATGCAGGACAGGTAGAATCTATTTCTAAGTTGTCTGTACCTGACGCGGCTTTGATAGCAAGTAAAATAGCGTCTAAGTCAGTGCTGCTTACTTGCCAAGGGTCTTTAATGTTAGGTACGCAACTTTTAATCAAGTCAGCTACAGCATTGCCATTGAATAAAGCATCAGGCGTTTTTGTAGTAATTTCATCAATAGCGGTCATTGGATATATAGGAAGTTCTCCGTTTTCAGGAAAATCAATTACTCCTATAGGATAGTCTTTTCCTTTGCTTGGTAAAGTCAAATAAATCGCTGGTCTTCTAAAATACTGTTTTAACGGGTTGTTACTCATACTCTTTTATTACCTCAAATGATTTGGTGTTGTTGGTTGTGCTAAATACTATAGATATTTATTACTGTAAAAAAGTGGGTATAAAAAGGATTATTCTATATGGCAATGACTGAAGAACAACTAGAAGCATTTGGTGAGCAAGTAACTAAAATTACTGAGCGGTTGGGTGAAATGGCCAATGCACTTAATATAATAGTAGCATCACAATCACAAATTGCTAAATCTGCGGCGGATGCAAAAGCAAAAACAGATAGTCTTGCAGAGGCGGCTGATAAATCCGGACGTGCTTTAGAGAACAAAGCTAAAATTGAACAAGAAGTTGCACAAGAACAAAAAAAGAGAGAAGATGATAGAAATACTGCACAAACACATGCTATTAATGCTTTGGCTAGTTTTGGTGATGCATTAATAAACTCCGAAAGATCATTTAGTAAATATAACTCTGTAATAGGAAATAGTACTGATGCTTTAGGTAGTTTATTGTCTATTCTAGGTCCTGTAGGAAAAGGATTGGCTCTCCTGACAAAATTAATAGGGGTTGTAGCACAGGCTGCAGCAAATCAAGCTGATAGTTTAGTTAAAGCCACTGATGAACTCAAAAACATGGGTGCTATCGGTGCGTTTACCTCCGAAGAATTTCTTGATCTTGCAAATAATGCCGGTGTTGCATCATCAAACTTTGGAATACTAATCAAACCTTTACAAAATTTAGGTTCAGGATTAATGTCTATCGGGTCTACTGCTGGTAAAGGAGCAGAAGAATTTTTAAAGATTACTGAAGTCTTACCCGAAACACGTATGCAATTTAGAAGATTGGGTATAGATCAAGAACAGTTAATTGAAAGTCAGGCAAATTATCTTGCCTTGCAGCAAACCACTGGTAGACAAATATTATCAAATAATAGAACAACCGATCAATTACAAAAAGCTTCACTTGCATATACTAAAAATTTATTAGAATTAGAAGCGTTGACTGGAAAAAGTGCAGAACAACTACAAAAAGAAATGAACGCTGCGCTAGCTCGTGAAGAATATATGGTTCAAAACGCACTAATTCAACAAGAAATAAATCATTTAACCAGAGAAGGTGCAACTGAAGGAGAAAGACAACGCGCAGAGGGATTACAAAGAGAACTAGAAGTTAGAGACAAGTTTGTTACTGAAGTTAGTAGTCGTATAGGATCAAAGGATATAGACACTGCTATCATGCAAATGATATCCTCAGGTGGTGCTATATTTGATGAAGAAGCAGCCAGATTGACTAGAACTTTGGGAATGTCGGGAGAATCCTTTGAAAGATTTAGATTAGGAATAGAAAAAGGTGACGAAGGTGTAATAGATGATTTTCTAGAAACTTTTAAGGAAGCACAATCTACTACTATAGGGTCATTAGGCCGGTCACTGATACTCGGGGGGCAAGAGGTTCGGGACGCATTCGGTATAAGTGCAGAAACAATGGTTTTTGGAGCAGCTAGGGCAGGAAAAGATGAAGCTGATGCTAGAGAAGAAGCTACTAGTGCTATAGAAAAGGCAATGAAAGAAGAATTTGACGCAATTATATCAGGCAGAGCAGCATTAACTGAAGTTGAAATTAAAGCAGCAGTAGCCTTGGACCAGGTATTATATCCTGCAGCAGAAATTTTATCTTTTGGATTTATAGGATTAAACAGTGTAGTTAATGAGTTAATTCTAAGTTTTAATAACCTCCTTGGATTAATACCTGGTTACGAATCTAAATCAGAGTTACAAGGTGATATTGCTTCTGAACAAGAGGATATAGAAAAAGCTAGACAAAAACTAGCTGAATTAGAACAAGATGATAGTTTGTTTAGTCAAACCAGAAGAAATATGGCTCAAAATTCAATTGATACTTCTTTAGATCGTCAGGCAACTCAAGCTGCTACATTAATTGAAAAAGGAGGAACGGTTGATGAAGAAGTGCTCACTCAAGTTATAGAAAGAGTAAAAAAACAGCTAGCCGATAGTGAACAAATAGAAGAACGAATAGAAATGGGGCAATTCCTTTCTAGTGATGATCGTAGACACCAATTGACATATGGAACACTTGAGGAGGTTCAACAAAGACTAGATATTCTAACACAGGCACAAACTAGTAGTGCACCAGTAGAACCTGCAGACGTTTCAACGGCAAGATCAACTGGTGAACCTGCTACACCAGACATGTCATCGGCAAGAGAATCGCGTATTGCTACTGAAAGAGAAACTATTATGGCTGCTAATAGCATGAGACCTTCAGAAAGCGATTTAGTTGGTACCGTAGAACAACCTGCAACTTCGGAAGTTTCAACAGTAAGACCTACTGAAGTAATACCTGACAAACCTGCTACACCAGACGTGCCATCAGCAAGAGAATCGCGTATTGCTACTGAAAGAGAAAATAGCAATAGACGTATTCAACTGTCTAGAGAAGGGTATTCTCGCAGCGAAATAGAGTCCATGATGGCTGCTAATAGCATGAGACCTTCAGGTGCCCTATTGGAAAGCGATTTAGTTGGTACCGTAGAACAACCTGCAACTTCGGAAGTTTCAACAGCAAGATTATCTGAAGAAACACCAACCGATCATTATCTAAAAACTGTAGCTGAACTAGAATCAGGTAATAACCCAAATGCTAGAGCATCAACTAGTTCAGCCTCAGGAACGTACCAAATAACAGATAAAACTTGGGAAGATGCAGTAAGTCAGATGGGAAAAGACTGGACTATTGGTGATAAAAATGATACAGCTAAACAAGAAGAAGTAGTAAACTATCTGTATGACCAACAAAGAGAAGCGTTAGAAAGAGAGTTGGGAAGAAAAACTACTGAACAAGAAATGTATATGGCTCATTTTTTAGGACAGGCAGACGCTATAAAGTTATTAACAGAAGCGGTGAAAAATCCTCAAACAAATGCAAGCGAATTACTACCTAGTGCAGCAGAAAGCAATCCTGCAATATTCTCAGAAGGAACGACAGCACTAGATATTGTTAACGAGCTAACTAGCAAGTTTAATGTTGTATCTAACCGAGTAGCTTCTGAAGCTAATGCTACTGTATCTGAATTACCTAATGAAATTGCTTCCCTAACAACTCCGGACGCGCCAGCGGTAACACAAACTGCTCCCAGAGCTTTAGCATCTGCTATAGAAACACCTACGCCCGCTCAAGTTACCGCAGCAATAACACCTGCTCCGGTAGTACAACCTACACAACCTACAACTCCTGTTGTAACTACAACAACTACTGCTCAAGCTAATAATGCTAATGCGAATACTGACATAAATGATATTATGTCACTGTTATCATACAAGTTGGACGCAGTAATTGCGTTATTGGATACAGGGATATCTATACAAGACAGAATATTATTAGAATCTAGAAGCTAACAAATGATAAATAATAAACTATGAGTTATAAAAAGAAATTTCTAAACAAAAGCGGTATTTCTAGTCCTATTTCAGGCGCAAACAGCAATGCTGGTGCCTGGAATGGTTCACCTGGACAAAATGGTTCACCTACCGGTGGTTGGAATAATCATGACATGGGATATAAAAACTACATGTCAAGATTACCTGAAGTATATACAGGTCATCCTAATAGAATAGAACGTTACAATCAATACGAAATGATGGATGTTGATGCTGAAATTAACGCATGTTTAGATATCATTTCTGAGTTTTCTACTCAAAAGAACGAACATAACAAAACGCCATTTGATGTAGAGTTTACTGAACAACCAACGCCTAATGAAATAGAAATGATAAAAATTCAATTACAGCAATGGTGTAAGTTAAACGAATTTGAAAAAAGAATATTTAAGATTTTTAGAAATACGCTAAAATACGGCGATCAAGTATTTGTAAGAGACCCAGAAAACTTTAAACTTTATTGGGTTGACATGACTAAAGTAGTTAAAGTTATTGTTAACGAAAGTGAAGGTAAAAAGCCTGAACAGTATGTTATCAAAGATATTAATATCAATTTACAAAACTTAACCGTAGCAACAAAAACTAATACTGATTTTGCTGCTAATCCTGCTACTGGATCGGGAGGAACAGGTGGCGGTGGAGCAGGTGGTGGATATACCGTTCCTTCAATGCCGTATAACACAACAGGTTCTCGTTTTACACTAGGACAAAGTGAAAGTGCTATTGATGCTAAGCACATTGTACATTTAAGCTTAACTGAAGGCTTAGACAGATTTTGGCCTTTTGGTCAATCAGTTTTAGAAAACGTATTCAAAGTGTACAAGCAAAAAGAATTACTAGAAGATGCGGTTCTTATCTATCGTGTTCAACGTGCTCCTGAACGTAGAATGTTTAAAATTGACGTTGGTAATATGCCAAGTCATTTAGCAATGGCGTTTGTAGAAAGAATCAAAAATGAAATACATCAACGAAGAATACCTTCAGTGCATGGCGGCGGATCTGTAGTAGATGCTACATATAATCCCCTGAGTATGAATGAGGATTACTTCTTTCCAGTAACTGCTGATGGTAGAGGTTCTTCAGTTGAAGTATTACCGGGCGGGCAAAACTTAGGTGAAATTGATGACTTGCGTTATTTTAATAACAGACTTGCTCGCGGTTTAAGAGTACCAAGTTCATACTTACCAACTGGTCCAGATGATAACACTACTCCATTAAGTGATGGTCGTGTTGGCACAGCAATGATTCAAGAATTTAGATTCAATCAGTACTGCGAAAGATTACAAAGTTACATGTCTATGACATTAGACGAAGAATTTAAACTATTTTTGCGTTGGAGAGGATTTAACATTGATTCAGGATTATTTTCATTAAGATTTAATCCACCTCAAAACTTTGCTGCTTATCGTCAAAGTGAATTAGATAACGCAAGAGTAAGTACTTTTACAACAATGGAAGCAGTTCCTTATATATCAAAACGATTTGCTCTTGAAAGATTCTTGGGTTTAAGTGAAGAAGAAATTGCTAAAAACGAAAAGTTATGGGAAGAAGAAAACCAAGAAGAAGTATTTGATGATGTTACAGGAAGTGATTTAAGAAGTGTAGGTATTTCTGCTGGTGATTTCCAAGCTGATCAAACTACTGCTGACTCAGTAGAAGCAGGTGAAGAAGCTGAAGCAGGTACCGAACCGGGACTAGAACCAGCTGGCCCAGTAGGCGGCGGAGAAGCAGGCGGAATATTACCAACAACGCCTCCGGTATAACAAAAAGATAAATAGTATATAAAGGAACCTCTAATGAAGTTACTAGAAATGTTTGATACTCCCATCAGCGGATACCAAGAGGTTGATCAAGACAACTCTAAACCAACTTGGAAAACTTCTAGAAAAACTAAACTTACCTTAAAACAAATTAGAAAATTACGTAAAATGCTTGACGTTAGACAGTATGAAAAGCAATTACATCTCAAAAAAGTAAGAAAGCAGTATGGGGCAAAGTCTGAAGAAGGCGGCGCTGCTAGCATCTAACATTATGATTTTTTCATAAATCCACCAAAAACGTAAAAAAGACAGTGTTATTGATATGTTTTTATAGATATAGTCTAAATAACATATAGACGATACACAAAGCCATTCTATTCAGGAGACTAATAATGGATAACAAAAAATTTGAAAAATTGATGGATTTAATCATCAATGAAAACGAAGAACAAGCGCGTGAACTTTTCCATGACATCGTTGTGGACGCATCACGAGAAATTTATGAATCTATCATGGAAGAAGAAATGATGGATGACGACATGTATGACGAAGGAATGGGAGGTCAAGTAGGCGATCTTTTAGACGAAATCAGTGCTGAAGAAGAAGGCATGATGGAAGATGAAGAAGAGTTAGACGCAATGGACGATGAAATGGATATGGCTGATGCTGATGATTCATTTGATCTTGATGCCGATGACATGGATGGCGATGCAGACGGCGAAGAAGTTGAAGATGCTGTGATCAGAATTGAAGATAAACTTGACCAGTTAATGAGAGAATTTGAATCAATCATGGGCGGCGATGATGGCGACATGGCTGATGACATGGAAGCTGATGATGACATGGATGCTGAAGAAGATTCCGAAGAAGTAATGGAAGCAGTACAACTTCAAAAAGTATCTGTAACTCACGGTGACAATGGTGTACAAACTAAGTCAACTGTAGCTGCAAACTCAGGTCAGCGTGGAATGGCAAGTAAGCCAGTAGCAGCAAGCACTACTACTGAAACAGGCCGTACAGCACCTACTACTAAAGATGTAAAAGGTGCAGGAAGTTTTAAAAATGCTCCTGGACAAAAGAAGCAAGACTTGAGTGCTGCTCCTAAACCAGTTACTAAAGACGGTTCATCAAACGACCGTAGTCCGGTAGCTAAGTAATAATACAAATGGCTTTGTTAAACTCAGCAATGTTAAAAAAGGGGATCAATGATCCCCTCACATTGAGATAAAATAAAATGAATAAACTGATACTACAAGAATATTTAAATCCATCAACTGCTAAAACTAATGTAATGTTAGAAGAAGGTAAAGATGCATTTGGAAATTCAGCCAAGCATATGTATATGGAAGGTATTTTTATTCAAGGTGATATACGTAATGCTAACGGCAGAGTATATCCAAAAAATGAAATATACAAAGCAGTAAAAACTATTCAAGAACAACTTAATACCGGTATTTCTATTTGCGGTGAAGTTGATCATCCAGATGATTTAAAAATTAACTTAGACCGTGTTAGTCATTGTATTACTAATATGAATATGAATGGAGCTGATGGCATTGGTAAATTAAAAATTCTTCCAACTCCAATGGGTCAATTGATCAAAACTATGCTTGAAGCAGGTGTAAAGTTAGGTGTATCTAGTCGTGGATCAGGAAACGTAAACGACATGAATGGTCACGTAAGTGACTTTGAAATTATTACTGTAGACATCGTAGCTCAACCAAGTGCACCAGATGCTTATCCTAAAGCGATTTACGAGTCACTAATGGGATACAAAAATGGTAAACACATTCATGAAGGTTTATCTGAATCATTAGAAGTTAGAAAATTTAGACAATCGTTACAAAAAGATATTACTAAGTTTATTAAAAATTTGAAACTATAAAATTCATTAAAACAGTTTTATTACTGTTTTAGAACACTCAAGCACTAGAGTATAAACAGGCAATTGAAAAGGGGTATAATAATGTTAGAAGCATTAAAACCATTAATGGAAAGTGGCATAATTAACGAGGATATCGGGCAACAGATTAATGAAGCTTGGGAATCTAAGTTAAATGAAGCTAAAGAACAAATTCGTGCTGAACTCAGAGATGAGTTTGCTAACAAGTATGAGCACGATAGAAGTGTGATGGTTAACGCCCTTGATAAAATGGTAACAGAAAGTCTTTCTGAAGAAATCAAAGAGTTTCACGAAGAAAGACAAGCAATGAACGAAGACCGAGTAAAAGCCAGACAGCAATTAAGCGAATCTGCACAAAAATTCAATAACTTTATGGTTCAAAAACTAGCCGAAGAGTTAAAAGAATTAAGAACAGATCGTAAATTGCAAATGGAAAATCAACAAAAACTTGAAAAATTTGTTATACATGCTCTTGCTAAAGAAATTAAAGAGTTTTCACAAGACAAACAAGCAGTTGTTGAAGCTAAGGTAAAGTTGGTTGCTGAAGGCCGTGTTCAATTAGAAAAACTTAAAGCTAAGTTTATTTCTGAAAGCGCACAAAAAATCAATAAAATTGTTACCACTCATATCAAAGGTGAAATGTCACAACTTAAAGAAGACATTAAATCTGCTAAAGAAAATAACTTTGGTAGAAAGATTTATGAAGCATTCGCTGGTGAATTCTCTGTAACTTATCTTAACGATAAAGCAGAAACTAGAAAGCTTATGAATCAAGTAATAGAAAAAGATAAAAAACTAAGTGAATCTGTTGCAAAACTTCAACAAGCACAAAAGTTAATTGAAACAAAGGATCGTGAAGTTCGCATTATCAAAGAGTCAACTCAACGTGCTAAAGTAATTGAAGATTTAACTTCTACTTTAAACGAAGAAAAGGCTAATGTAATGAAATCTTTACTTGAAAGCGTCCAGACACCAAAATTGAAGGTCGCCTTCGACAAGTATTTACCTGCCGTACTCAACACAGGAACTCAAAGAAGAACAGAGAAATCTGTAATTACTGAAAGTTTCGCAGAAGTAACAGGTGATAAATCTGCTAGAAAAATTGCTGAAGTTGATATGTCTGATAAAGACAATGTTATTGACATCAAGCGTTTAGCAGGGCTGTAATTAGACATTATTAGGAGAAAATATAACATGTCAAAAGTACTCTTAGAAAGCCGTTGGGACGAGACCAAAGAGGCCCTGTTAGAAGGCTTGAAAGGAACTCGTAAGTCAACAATGGGTGTTATTTTAGAAAACACCAAACGACAACTACTTGCTGAATCTTCAGCTGGTACTACTACTGCAGGCAACATTGCTACTCTTAACCGCGTAATTCTACCGGTTATCCGTCGTGTAATGCCAACTGTTATTGCTAACGAACTAGTTGGTGTACAACCAATGACTGGTCCCGTTGGTCAGATCCACACTTTACGTGTACGTTACGCTCAGTCATTGACTGATACTTCAGCAGCACAAACTTCTGTTACTGCTGGTGAAGAAGCACTAAGCCCGTTCAAAATTGCACAGGCTTACTCTCGCGTACCTAATGCTACAACTACTACTGATCAGTACACTGGTGCTAACACTGCTACTTTAGAAGGTAACGGCGGTAAGCAAATCTCTGTGCAAATCTTAAGACAAGCTGTTGAAGCTAAGTCACGTAAGTTGCAAGCACGTTGGACTTTTGAAGCTGCTCAGGACGCACAGTCACAGCATGGTATTGATGTAGAAGCAGAGATCATGGCTGCTCTTGCACAAGAAATCACCGCTGAAATAGATCAGGAAATTCTATTGTCATTGCGTACTCTTGCTTCAACTGAGTTCACTTACAACCAAGCTACTGTATCAGGTACTGCTACTTACGTTGGTGACGAACACGCTGCTTTAGCTGTGTTGATCAACCGCGTTGCAAACTTGATTGCACAGCGTACCCGTCGTGGTGCTGGTAACTGGGCTGTTGTATCTTCAGCAGCATTGACTGTTCTACAGTCTGCAACTACTTCAGCATTCGCACGTACTACTGAAGGAACTTTTGAAGCTCCAACTAACACTAAGTTTGTTGGTACTTTAAACGGTGCAATGCGCGTATTCGTTGACTCTTATGCTCCAGACACTACTCCGGTATTGGTTGGATATAAAGGTTCAAGCGAAACTGACGCAGCAGCATTCTACTGCCCATACATTCCATTGATGAGCAGCGGTGTTGTACTTGATCCAAGTACTTTCGAACCAGTAGTTAGCTTTATGACCAGATATGGTTATATTGAATTGACGAACACTGCATCCTCGTTTGGTAATGCGGCGGATTACGTTGGGGAAATTGCGGTCCAGAACTTAACATTCCAATAAAATTTGGATTGTATTATGCAATACAGAAAGGGCGCTTCGGCGCTCTTTTTTTGCCTTTTTACCCGATTAAATTGCTAAATGCAGCAGACTATGATAAATATAGTTACTATGAAACATTTTATCTATAAAACAACACACAAGAACGGAAAGTACTATATCGGTCGTCACAGCACCGATAACTTAGATGATGGCTATTTAGGCTCAGGAAGATGGGTTAGTCAAATTAAAGAAAAAACTAATCTCGCTAGAGAGATACTTGAATACGCTAACACCTTTGATGAACTTATTGACTTAGAAGACAGATACCTAACTGAGCATCACGGTAAGCCTAACTGCATGAATATGAGTAATAAAGGCACAGGATGGGCAGTAGGCGATGCTAACCCTATGAATAACCCTGAAACTAGAGAGAAAATATCAGGAGATAATCATTGGTTAAATAAACGTCCTGAATTACGTGATAAAATAACAGGTGAAAACCACTGGATGAATCAGAATCCCGATGCTAAGCAGAACTTTCTAGATAATCATCCAAACAAAGACGGAAGAAACGCAAAGCTAGCATACGAACGTGGAACACATAACTCTATCACTAACAATCCATCGCAGGTAAATGCAATGAACGGAACACATCACTGGCAAGACGGAAAAAGTCCTAACTATCAAGGTAAGCTAAACAAAAAGTTAGTAGAAGAAGGTACGCACAACTTTTTAGGTCCTGAGTTAAACAAAAAGCGAGTAGAAGCAGGAACACATAACTTTGTGGGTTCAGAAGCTAACTTGAAAAGATTAGCAGAAGGTAGACACCCATCGCAAATGAAAAAGACTTGCGAACATTGTGGTAAGATATCTTCAGTTGGAATGTATACACGCTGGCACGGCGACAACTGCAAAAAGGTAAATAAAAATGACTGATAAAAGAAGATTATATAAAGAAAACAATGAACTTGTATTAAACGAAGATGGTACTGAAAAAACACTAGAACACAAGATAGAAGAATTGAATCAGTTTGTTAAAACAGTTACACAAGAACTGGAGTCCAAGAATGAAAATTCGTGAGATTCTTTTAGAAAACGAAGAGCATATAAAAACTTATTGGGCTATAATGGGAATAGATATAGACTCCTATTATAGAGCATTTGACGATATTACAAAAGACACTAATATAATAAGAAGAAAAAGTAACATACTTCAATTATCAAGTTACGTACATTCTATATTGATAGATGGTTCTTGGGAAAATTTAGAATCTGATCCAGATTTTAATAGAGTATATGATGAATTATTAGACTTATATGATAAAATACAAGATTATCTAAAGCAATAACACGGAAGAAAGCGTAAATAAACGCTAACACGGAAACAACTGTAAAGAAAAAACCTAGCTAAATAATAGAGAGGTAATCTTTATGATAGTAAAAGACAACCAAATAGTTGAAGTATTAGACGACGGAACTATATATGCATTTAATTTAGAAGTATGTGATCGTGAAGCCGAAAAAGCATTAAAGAACCTTTATAAAAAAGAAGGTAAGCTTTTTAACTATGATTATACTGCTACTGTTTTTGCATTGTTTGTTTTTTGTGTACACATTTTAAGACAAGCGGGTTGGCAAACCGACGAATTAATAAATGAAGTTTTAGATCATTCTCAAGAATATGACGATGAAGAAGAAGATAACGAAGAATGATTACTGTTGTTACACTAGGTAGAAGTGCTAGTACTTGGTATTGTGAAAAATTAGCAAAAGACTTTGGATATGAAAATTTAGGTGAAGTGTTTTTAACTCAGCAGTCGGGTTATAAATTCTTATTAAATAAAAATAATTTTAATCAAGAAAACAAAATAATAGTAAAGTTGTTAGCGTTTCAACAGTTAGTAGTCATGAAATCATATCCAAATGCTTTTAATAAAGTTATAAAGAATTCTAGTAAAGTTATCTTTTTAATCAGACGAGATTTTTTCTCTCAAATAAAAAGTAGTTTTTCGGGTCATTATGCAAAGACATTAAATAAAGGCATGTTTGAACAGTTTGAAGAAACTGTAATGGTCCCAAAAGAGTACATAGATATTTATTGGAAGATATGGGTAGATTCAGCAGAACAACAACTCTTATATTTACTTGAACTGTATAACTCACATGATTACACAGAATTAGTATTTACCGAAGACATAACATCAGATAGTGATAGATTAAAACGACCTTTTCTATATGAAAGTGAGTTATTGTATCCCTCACATTTACAAACAATTATTGAAGAATTTAAATGAAATTATTGTTGGGCCCTGAATCTTTACAAACCGAATTTGAATTTGTGATTTGGAAACAAGTTGGAAAGTTAACGTTTGTTAATAACTCACTTAAACCAATAAAAAGAATTGGCGTTTACTTATCTGGAGGTTTAGATTCCGCTGCTTTATTGTGTTTGATACTAACCGAGTTAAAATCAATTAATAAACTTTCTACTCCAATCACTTGTTTTACTGTGAATAAATCTGATTGCTTTAATCAGTATTCTATTCAAGTTTTAGAACAAATACAAAAGCATTTTAATATTGATCATATTGAACATGTAGTATTTGATAATGATCAAGTTACTGATAAGTGGGTTAATCCTAGAAATGAAATAGGTCCTAACGCTATTAAGTATGTAGCTAATTACCACAAAAAAATGACAGTTTACATGGCATGTAATCGCATGGCACCTGAAGAGTATGTTACTTATACATATCCCATGCAAACTGATCATGGATATAATAAAAATAATGTTTACTATAATTCACCATTTTTATTTTTACACAAGCCTCAAATGTTAGATATATTTTTTAAGTTAGGGGTAGAGCATATTATTCCATACTGTCATTCATGTGTATTGCAAGAAGTTGAAAAATGTGGTATATGCTACTCTTGTGAAGAACGAGCATGGGGTTTTGAAATGCTAAAGAAACAAGATCCTGCTATATTCTAAAGTCATTCCTATCAACGGTTACGTTTAGAATAGACTTTTTTTCTGCTTTTATATTTTTTCTATGAACTCTACTACAATTAGCGCAAAGAGTAAGTAAATTTTCCTTTTCTTTGTTGCTTTTATTCCCATCTTTATATACCAAATCTAATTGACACTGATCAATCGCTTGAAAATTGCACTGTTCGCAAACAATAGTTTTATTGATTAAGTGTTTGTGTTTGTCGTTATAAATTGCTTTAGCGCAATCGCTACAGTATTTGTGCCAAAGTTGAAATCCATACTTACTTTTACCATTTTGTTTAGCTAGTGATAGATTACATTGTTTGCATAGTGGTCTAGATTTTTGTTTAGTTAGCATCTTTTATTTAGTAAAAAAAAGATATTTGGTGTACTTAATTCGGTCCATTTGAAAATTATTAGATAGATAAATACTATATCAGGTAATGGAATATTTTCATGGCATCAGAATCTTTTAATTCAATAGGTGGGTTTTCAGTAGGAATACCCCAAGTAATAGTAGTTGATAGTTCAGGTAACGTAGTTACTAATGTGAACAGTCCTGCTGGCAATGTAACTGCTAATACAGTATACGCTAACACTTATAGATATGCTAATGGTGCATTGTTTTCATCTAATGCAGGCGGCAATAATACTCAGTTACAGTTTAACAATAATGGTGCATTTGGTGGTATACCCAATGTTACTTGGAATGGTAATACATTATCATTAGGTAATGTATCTAATGTATCCATAACCGGTGGTGTAAACGGTTACTTTTTACAAACAGATGGAGCAGGTAACTTAACTTGGGCTGTAGGTGGCGGTGGTGGCGGTAACGGTACCCCTGGCGGTACTAATACACAAGTTCAATTTAATGATGCCGGTGTTTTTGGCGCTTCAGCTAACTTTACTTTTAATAAAACAACTAGTATATTAACAGTTACCAATCTTAATATTCCGGGCAATGTTAATTTTACCGGATCTAATGTATCCTTGGGAAATTCATCATCTGTAAAAATTACAGGTGGTGTAAGCGGTTACTTTTTACAAACAGATGGTTCAGGTAATTTAACTTGGGCTGAAGGTGGCAGCGGTAATGGTGCCGCCGGCGCAACTGGTGCTACTGGCGTTTCTGGATTCAGTGGTTTCTCAGGAGCATCAGGTACCGGCGCTACTGGCGCTAGTGGTTTCTCAGGTTTAACAGGCGCAACTGGTATATCTGGTTTCTCAGGTATATCTGGCTTCAGCGGATCATCAGGCGCGACCGGTGCATCAGGTGTAAGTGGTTTCAGTGGTGGATCAGGTATTTCAGGCTTCAGTGGATCGGTAGGTGCTACCGGAGCAGGTACATCAGGCTTTAGCGGTGAGTCAGGTATAAGTGGTTTCAGTGGTACATCAGGTATTTCTGGCTTTAGCGGTGAGTCAGGTATAAGTGGTTTCAGTGGTACATCAGGTATTTCTGGCTTTAGTGGTAATCCAGGCACAAGTGGTTTCAGTGGTTACTCAGGTGTAAGTGGTTATTCAGGAGCAAGTGGTTATTCAGGCATAGATGGCTTATCTGGTTTCTCAGGTTTAAGTGGTTAT